AAAAAAATGAGCGAGTTATGACATCGCGTCAAGTATCCCTAATCCGCTTGCCATGCGATTCTACGGCTTTTCCCATTTTGTTCCTTTTGCTCCTTTTTATCCCGGCCGACGGCTGCCGTCACAACCACCTGCGCCGGTACTTCCGCTTGCTTTTCTGTGGCGGTTTCACACTGGGCGCTTCGACGGGCCGCTCATCAGGTACCGCCGTCAGCTCATGGGGCCCCTCCTCGCTTCGCTCGGCGTCCCCATTCGCAGCCGGCGTCCCTTCATCGCTTTCCCCTACGCGCTTTCCGTGGTCGTCGCCGTCGAACAGCATCATCGTATCGTACAGCCTGCCGTAAATCTTCCTAAAGAAAAAGACCTCCGATTCTTCGCGAATACGCACCGCATACCAATACTTCACCACTACAAACAGCTTAAGGCCTAACAGGGTAAGGATGAAACCCTGCCATTTGTGGTTGTTCGCCTTCCTGTGCACGTGCATGTATTCTATCTGATAGCGAAACTGTCTGGATAGCATTCTGTCATGCTGGCAGCACAGTATGATGTCATAGCCGTAATGACGATGCCGGGATAAGAATTCAAGCCATTTCAATTTATCTTCACGCCCGAAATAGTTATCCCCGAACATAATCCCGGCTTCGTCGACAATCAGAAGCGTCTGGCCCTCGACGCCTGCCTTGTGATGTTTTTTCGCGTAGTCAATCAGATATTTCACCGTAATTTCATGATTTGGCAGATAGATGAACTCACCTGTATTTCTCCTGCCGTTATTCGTTACAACATCCATGTTTACAGGAAAATTCGCCATTACCGTACGTTTCCCATACCGCAGATTCATCATCATCTTTCTCGCAAGGTTCAGGCTTTTGCCGCTCCCGGGCGTTCCGGTGTACGCATCTAACATCGAAGCACCCCCTAGCTGATTGCTTTGATCCAGCGCAAAACAACGGATACGCCGTAATAGACCACTACAGCGGACAGCCAGACCGTTGTTACCGCAAGCATTTCAGAGACCGGCAGGAAATAATTTATGTACCCGAACATTTCGCTAAAAACGCCACTGCTTATAGATTCGATCGGCTCACGGAACGGGCTGTCAGGAAGCCAGCCGAGCAACACGTCCACGATATCGACAAAGCCGCCCAAAACATCGTTCACGGCGTCTACGATCCAATCCGGCATATTACCCGCCTCCCGACCAGATATATTTCCTCGTCGCGCCCATCAGCCCGATGACATACAAGATAAGGAATCCGTTACGGACAATCGACCGGATTCGCTCAAACTCGGTCAATGACGTTAAATCAAGCGTGAACTTCCCCGCCCCGTCAAACATCCCCGGGAAGATATCCATTTCAAACACCGGCTTCTTTGGCGGGGCGGCGAGGGCGCTTACAAACAGATGCACGTCAAACGGGATACTGAACGGGAATTTCCGGAATATTGCGAGGTTCAGCAGAAGCCCCCAGTTGATTTTCCCGGGGATATTAGGTTTACCAGGCACATCAGGAGGATTTTGCGTACCCTCTTTCAAAGCTTCCCGGATTGCTTCTTTCGCGGCCTCCAGCTCTGCCTGCAACGCCGCTACCTGTTCCGCAGCTGCCGCCTGTCCCGCAGCCATCGCCTGCTGCAGTGCCCAAGCTGCCTGATGCGCCTGCACCATCAATCTATTTAACTCTTCCACACCGCCGACCGCCGAAGCGGTACCGGCCTCAACTCCTGCCTTCATAGCGTCTACAGCTTCCCACAGTTCTGCAAATTTGGCAGCGATTTCAGGGAATGCCAAATCATTGCCAATGCCGAGAGCCTCTGAAATCCCTTTAAAGAAATCTTCCAAATGGTCTAAATCTTCCGGATAATCCCAATTTTCAGGGATACTATCCCACCTGTTTATGCCGTCATGGTTTGTTATGACCTCATCCCATGCGGGTATATCCTCGCCGACGCCGGCACCTGGCAGGCCGAAAATCAAATCAATAGGTTCGTCCGTATCAGGGCCTGCATAGCCATAGGCGCCGGCGTTTATGCCGTAGGTTTTTGATATGCCGGAAAACCTGTTTACAGGCGGATGTAAAAACACTCCTTTTGAATCGTACATATCATAGTTGCAGTATACGACTACTGCAACTTCCGTCCCCAGACTTGAAAATGTAAGCACACTACCAGAAACCGGCCCATGTAAACTTCCATCCGCTCTCCAATAACGGGAAAAAGATCCATATATAGTCATCCCATTTTCATCCATATATAAAGGGCTGGGAGACCCAAATAAAATAATTTCCTGAGATTGAGGAGACCAAGTTACAGTCACATGCCGATATCGCATTGAATTTACATGATTGATAACATCAGGATGAATAACACGCCCGGCATAAGAAACACCATAAGGCAACTCAACAGCGTCGCCGGATACCAAAGCATCGGCAGGATCGGATACCTCCACCTCCCCCGCCTCGGCGGCGGCATCGTCCACACCGAAATGCTGTTTAAACCATGCCTTAAACGTCAAATATGTAGCCGTTGTCAATGCCGCTGCAGCGACAAAGCCATTTGAGATTTGATTGTAAGATTTAGGAGGCTCCATACGGCTGATAGCCCCGGCGAGCTCCGCCAGCAAGGTTGCCGGCATTGATGTTATTGCATCATTCGCTACCGTTACCGCTTCCATCGGGCTGGCGAATACCATGCCGCATGCTACTAAAAGTGCGATTACAAGCGCAATAAGCCCACCATGCACAACTACCTGCGCAGCCGCTTCATGCACGGGCATAAGAGTTGAAAAGGTTATCATTACGACAACCATGAACAGCGCGAATATTTTAAAGCACCGTTTTCTCACGGTATATCACCTTGCAATCATTATTTGCGTTTCCAGCGTTTTATCAAGTTGATGGGCCCACCGTCGGCGATATAATGCAAAAAGGGATTGCAGGGGATACGAATACCCCCCGCCCTCGCTTTTTAACTTCCTGTTTTAGCGCCAGCCATGCCGACAAGAGCTTTGAACCACTTGACGGACAAACCGATCGTAACGGACAGAGCCATCAACGGCAGCACGACCGGTAACAGGCCGGCAATCGTCGCTATCAGCGTATTGACAATCCCGGTGAAGGATTCATTCAATGTCGCCGATACGTCAACCGTACTCGCCGACGCCGGCGTCATCAGACCCACAGCGGCAACAGTTGCCATCAAAGCAGTTTTGCGCCTGTTTGCAGCCTCTGCAAACCTTTTAAAAACCTGTTTCATTACTATACTCCTTTCCTCACTTGATTAAATTTTTTACAAGCCGGACAGTCAGAGCCAGCGCCCATGAAAACATACCGGCAAATAAAACGATACCCATCCCGAACACATAGCCCATCGCGAAATACTCCATATATGCCTGCATTTTTACCCCACGTTCCATTTATTTGTAAACGCAAGCCCTGAGACCGAGCCGGACACCGCGCCCAGGGCTACCGCGATAAACGCCTCGAAATCCTCAATACCGGCTATTTCTTCACTATCTGCCAGATTGAGATCACTATCACCGAGAAAGATATTACCGTCAGCATCAACAATATAATCAAAATCATTGCTTAACCCCCATGTCACGCCCGGCGTGGAAGTCTCCGAATCCACTTCCATCGCCGAAGACCTGAAAAACAATGAGCGTATCGTCCAAACAAGGGAAAAAATCAGGCATGCCGCCAAGACGCCGCTTATCAAAGCCTTTTTGATTTTCTCCCTGTTTTTCAATACGCTCATTCCTTTTCGCTTACTTAGTTTGGAACCCGCTGCGGCGGGGATGTTTTTTTAAGTACGGCCAAAGACAAAAGTCAAAACAAATGCGCAAGTTTGACCCAAGGCGCCCCCCCCCTCCCTTTCAGGATTTTGGCCTTGCAAGGACTCCAGGGTATATTCCGTCACTAGGGTGAGGGAAAACTATCGCGCGACGAAGCTCAGGGGGGAAACCGCCGCGCCCGGCGCGGGGAATACTGCCGGATTAGCCTGCCTGTTCCGCCATCCCAAGCCCCAATCTCCGGAAGGTGCATGAAAGGGCATTGCTGGATAAGAGAAAAGGGGGGGTTCACCTTTACACTAGCCATACAAGTGCTACCATGCTATCATCAAATATCTTTTGCGCACCTGTTCTGCTGGATACGCGCCGAGCGCGTGGGGTTGTTCCCGGCGAAAGACATACCGCCCCTTCTAACCCTGACACCTACTTTTTCGGAATGCTGATATCCGACAGCACCGGCTTCGCGGAGCCGGGAACGATATCAAACTGCACGTTCGCTTCGAAGGGGCGGCTGTAATCCAACACACGCATCCGCTTATAAAGCTCGGTTCCGAACTTCACCGGCAATTTACCGGTTACGAAGCCCTCCTGTTTCAGGTGTTTATTCCGCTCGTCGGGGAGGAGCTCGCTGATGAAATACACGCTCATTCCCCTGACCTGGCCTCCCGTCTCCTCGTCGACAAAGTCGTATTCCCGCATTCCTGTGATTGTTAGTACCGCCATTTCAGACACCTTCCTTTTCGTTTTCGTTTATGTTTTTATATAAAAGACCGCAATGGTCACAATAACGCTCTACCAACCCCGCTTCGGCGTGACGGCGCTCTTGAAGCTTATCTTTAATTTTTTTGAAGCCAAGGTCAATCAATTGGCATATGACATGTGTCGATACCATAGCAACGGCTATTGCGATAGACGCTATTACGCATACTTGGATAAACAGGTCGTGTAAATCTTGGGGGGATATGTACATTTCGCTATTCTCTTTTTATGATTAAAATATTGTCAAGTCCATTTTAGATAACTTTTAGTTAATAATAATAATAAACAATGCTTGACTATAAGTCAAGCATTTCACGCTTTTTTTTAAAAAATCAATGTATAATAAAAAAGAGGTGGAAACAATATGAGTAACCAACTTGGAAATATTCTAAAAGAACTTAGACTAAACAGCAATATGACGCAAAGAGAAATCGCTGATATGTTACACATCACACCATCAGCTTATTCGTATTATGAATCGGGAAAAAAAGAACCCAAAATCGACACCCTCATATTACTTGCAGAAATACACAAAACCTCACTAGATTATCTCGTGGGTAGATATGGGCATCGCAAAGAACAGATAATATAATAAGCGTAAATTTTATAAAAAAAAGGTAACATAATGACTGAATTATTTCAAAACACAACAATACTCATTGTCAAATCTGCTATGCTCTGCGTTGCCATTTTAGCTATTATACTACCTTTTGTTTTCATTGATAAATTTGTAAATCGAATAACAAAAACTACCGAAAACAAAAAGAAGACAATAAAAGAGGCCACAAAAGCTGCAAAACTAGAAGATGCTAAGCTAACAGGAGAAATCGGAGAAGAACTAATATATCAAATTTTAGAAGAGCGTATTTCTTCTAGATATAAAATTCTTCGGAACATATATTTACGCAAAGAAAATGGAAGATCCACCGAAATTGACATGTTGGTAATAAGCGGACGAGGGATTTATGTAATAGAATCGAAAAACCGTAGTGGAATCATTTATGGAAAAAGACAAGAGGCCCAATGGACGCAATTTCTAAATAAAAAGACAAAATACCCAGTATATAACCCTGTTATACAAAATGAAACACATATAAAAGCGCTGAAATCATACTTAAAAGATTATCCAAACATACAATACTTCAATATTATTGTATTCAGCGAAAATTGCACCTTAAAGGTAACGGATGTACATGATGCATACTTAATAAAAAGAAATGAACTCAATAAAACCATAAATGAAATCGTAAAAACACACAAAGAAACAATTTCTGAAAATGAAAAAGAAGAAATAATAAAATTTCTATCAATGCTATCACAATCCGATTCAGGCATTAAAGAGCAACACGCTGAACAAATGAAAAAATGCCCACGTTGCGGCAATGAACTTACAGAACGCCAAAACAAGAAAACCGAGGAAAAATTCTATGGATGTAAAGGTTATCCGAAATGCAGATACACCAGAGAAATTTCCAAAAATGCAGAAGAAGCCGCCCATGTTTAGGAGCGGCTTTAACTTTTAGCTGATTAAAAAACCCGCCGCGGCTGGGACAGCCCCGGGAACGCCCGCGCCGGGCACGGGGAATGCTGCCGGATTAGCCTGCCTGTTCTGCCATCCCAAGCCCCAATCTCCGGCAGGTGCATGAAAGGGCATTGCTGGATAAGAGAAAAAGGGATTCACCGTTACACTAGCCATACAAGCGCTACCATGCTACCATCAAATATCTTTTGCGCACCTGTTCCGCTGGATACGCGCCGGGCGCGTGGAGTGTTCCCGGCAAAAGAAAAACCGCCCCCTTCGGAGCGGTTTCCTCTTATTATTTAATCATCATCATATAAGCCTACATTTACAGACCTATCCGCTTTTTCAGCCCATTTCAGAAGTATATTTCTTGCATATTGGGTAACTTTCATATCTTCTTTTATAACTTCGATATCTTCTTTTATGTTTTCGATATCGCCTTTAATATCAGCAATATCCGCTTTTATTGGCTTTAAAGCTACATCTAATCTCTCATCCATCAAACTGCCGATAGCCTGCAAATCCTCTTTTGTCAACGCCATAGCTGCACCCCCTGTTTTCCTTACTGCTATCAAGCATACCACAAACCAAGCCCAGTTTCAAGAACAAAAACCGCCCCCTTCGGAGCGGTTTGTTACCGGTTAAAAGCTAAATTTTTATTTAGCGAAATAAAAGTTACAAATTCATTCTACCCTTTCCCCGCCAAATTGTCAAGCTTTTCCTCGATTCGCTCAAGCTTCGATAAAACTTCATTCTTACGCCTGCTTCGACCGGTAATCC